GTCTGTCTTTCCGTAAACCGTACATGTTGCTGACCAACTAATAACGTACTGCTTACCTAGCTCAAAGCCTTCACCGTTATGTCCAACTTCGACATAATCAGTACCTAAAGCAATCTTCTTAGCCGTGCTACCACTGAGGCGATTCTTATTATACTTAGCAGTTCCGTCACCACCAATCAGACCAGCGTTGATTCTTGCGGTCTCACTGACTTGTTCTAGCTTCTTACTGAGTTCCGCTATCGAGTCCGAACCGCTCATGAGTTCCTCACGAATACGCTTCAAGAACTCAGGGCGCTCTTTCTCCACTTCTTCATGGATTTTAGTGCTGAAATCTTGAGCTTTGTTTTGGTATTCTTTTACAACGTTATCAATCTCGAGTTGTATAATACGAACCTTTTCGTCTATTTCTTTATTCCGTCTTTCGACTTCATTCGCAATAGCTTCATGAAATAGCGATGCACTAAAACCGCTTATTGCATCTTTGATAGATTGTTGACGTGTTGCACGGTCTTTAGCTTGTAAGGTTTGATAATCGCCTAATTCAGCAACTGAACGGTTATTATCCAATTTATCGATGACTAATTTATGGATTCTAGCTTCAAAAGCAATTCCAATCTGGTCTCTTACGATTCCGACGCTGTCACCAATCCAAATATCTTGCTCAATCGCATTGGATAAATCTAATAGATTGGCTTTAAACGTAACGATTGGAACAGATAAGCGTTGTAACTCTTTATAAGTCGCTTTTAGCAACTCAACAGGGTCTTCAATATCCTCATTGGTATATACACCAAAACGATGCTTAATAACGCCATCTTGATGTAAGCCGTAGATATTTCTAGCAGTTTCATTTGTTACATAATTCTGTCCCGCTGGTTTATCAACGGGGTCGCCATTTGCAACCGACCAAACAACATCTTTAAACTGGATTCTTCGACCGTAACCGCCCGTAGCTTCACCGTTTTCATCCGTGCTTTGTTCACCTTTACCACGACCTATAAGAGCCGTTACAACGTCATCAGACGATTCTTCGTAGGTAACATTCAGAATGTTAGTGCCATACTCGAACTGATGACCTGTAACACGTCCGAAGCGTTGGTTCAGGTCAATGTATCGTCCGATTATCTTATTTTCTACAAAGGTATATCTAACTTTGAACTCGCAAGCGTACGATTCAATGATCTTGACTAGCGCTTGACGAACTGAAATGTAGTAGAAACTCAATTTCCCTGTCCGAGTCAAGCCGTCTACATTCCCTAATTGGTAGCCTGTTCCTTCTAAAATTCCACTCAATACTTGTTCAGCGGTTCCCTTAGGACGCTTATTTTCGATGATGAATGAATGTAAGTCACTTTCTGCCCTGTCTATTCCTTGGATAGTCAATCCGATGTCGTAAGATTTTTCCGCAATCCTGAACAAACAAAAAGCCCCGTCTCTCGATTGAAAACCGAAAAACTGGGCTTCTTTGATAATTCCAGGCTTGTAATCTACAGGAATTTCAAAACTTGCTCTATCAAACTGATTCAATTCAATCGTATGTGTAAAATCCGCAAGGCTCGCTTCATCGATTACATCAATCAATTCTTCCGTCTGATTGAATAAATAAATCATGCGAACACCTCTTTGTACTGGATATCATTCAATGTCGCACCCTCAACTTGAAATGTGTTTACGCCTTTTTGAAGTTTAAAATATCGACTGTTAACCACATCAAAGTTCATCAACTCGTTTCTGCCGTTTAACGTGATTTCTCTAGTTTCACAATTAATTACCAGACTTGAATCTTGAACGTAAGTATCTTTTAATCTGATATATTTTTGAGTTTCAAGGTGTAATATGCGAATTTCAGAACCTTCATGAGTTGTAAGGTACAAAATAGGCTCTGTTGGAAAGTCTCCGTTATAAGTTACCTTGTTACTTCCTGTACTTTTAGGCTCAGTATATTTAAACGGGTCATAACAAATAAAATGCAACTTGATAACTGTATCATTCGCATCTTCTAGTTCTGGCTTCTTAACTTTTGAAAAGATAGCTTTGTAATATCTCTCTCCATCGTCGCCAAATTCTAATTTCTTAGCTTGACGGGAAAACAACAAGCGGTTTAAACGCTCATACTGTTTTCGCATGCCCAAATCAGTATATCCAGTAAGTCTGACCTGTACCTCAATTTCACGCTCTTTGTAAGTCGCACCATAGAGATATTGACCGTCTCGCCCTTTTATTTTTGTTGTTTCATGGTTAAAATCGAGGACGTCTCGACCTGTGGTATTCGCCACAAAAAACGTTCCGTCCTCGTTGTTCATTTCTTGATTGAGGCTTACACCGCCAAATTGAACTTCTAAACCAGAGTTAAATGTTGGTGTGCCTTTTGTCGTGTCGTTAAAAATATACATTTAAACCACCATTAAAGGCTTGAAGCCTTCAATCTTATCCTTTCTTCTTTACTTTGAATGTTTGAAATGTCCGCAACAAAAGCTCTGAAATCATTAGAACCAAGCGCAAGGTTAATAACTGCTGGCTCTTTTGTCTGGTTGACTTCATAAGTTGCTGATAATGTACCAGATACGTTATTTGAGAAATCGCCCTGTAAAGCATTTGACATAGCTGAAACTCTAGAACCAGCATCGTCAAACATTGAACGAATACCGCCAGCCATTCCAGACACGTTGCTTTTTACAACTTCAAATCCGCTCATTAAAGCTCTATTGAAACCGCCCATGATAGCAAACCCAGCAGGGATAAGCAATCTGCGGTCATAAGAGATAGGACCTTTATGTGTTGCAATCCAGTTAGCAACACCACCGATAAAATCAGTAACCGCACTCCAAGCAGCTTTCAAACCACCGAGGAAACCGTCCATAATCGCACGACCTGCACCGCTTAAATCAATATTCCATAATCTGCCAAAGAAACCACTTATTGCCTCAATAGCACTTGAAACTCCGCCCTTAAGTGCATCTAATGCACCCAAGAAACCTTCTTTCATGGCGTTGGCAACATTTACCACCGTTTCTTTAATCGCATTGATTGTTGTTGTGAAAATGCTCTTAATACCTTCCCAGATTGCTGATACGGTATTCTTAATCGCACCTAAAACGGTACTAATGATGTCTTTAATCGCATTGATTACAGTTGAAATAACCGTCTTAATACCTTCCCAAACGGTCGAGGCTATTCCTTTGATTGCCTCCCAAGCACCGCTCCAATCTCCTTTGATTACAGCAGTAACCGTGTTGATAATTCCAGCAATCACATTCAAGATTGTTGAAATTACCGTTGAAATGACCGTCCATACAGTTTGAACAATCGTTGTAAACACCGTCCAAACCGCATTCCATACTTCTTGGACAATTTGCATTCCTGTTGTAATGATAGTTTGAATTGTTTGAATAGCCGTTGAGATATATGTTTGAATAGCAGTCCATACCGCTTCAACGATTGGTTGTAGCAAACTCCATGAAGTAGTAGCGATTGAAACAATACCGTTCCAAACGCCAGTCATGAACTCAACAAAGCCGTTCCACAATCCTTTGATTGTTTCAACGATAGGAGTAAGGAAATCAACAAAACCATTCCACGCAATAGTAGACGCCTCTGTAATTCCTTTCCATAGATTGCTAAAGAACTCTGCTATTCCGTTCCATACGTTTTTAACCGTTTCAACAACAGCAGTTACAACCTCGACAATACCATTCCAAACCGTTTTTGCGATTGAAACAATACCGTCCCATAATGTCGTAAAGAACTCCGTCAAGGCGTTCCATACATTCATTAAAGCCTCCACGATTGGTTGAGCGCCCTCTAGGAAACTATTCCAAACATTCGATGCAATTTGTTTAATGCCGTCCCAAAGTCCTTTGAAGAACTCCGTAATGCTATCCCACGCCTTTTTAATAGCGTCAATTACTGGCTTAGCTTTCTCTAGGAAACCATTCCAAGCATTTGAGGCAGTTTCTTTTACTCCGTTCCATAGATTAGAGAACCACTCTACCATACCGTCCCAAGCGCCTTGAATACCTTTCCAAGCATTTGAGGCAACATTGACGATACCGTCCCACAATCCGATGAAGAAGTTTCTGAACCCTTCGCATTTGTTCCATAAAATAACAAAAGCTGTACCAATTGCCACGACTGCAGCAATAACCAATCCAACTGGTCCGAGGAAAGCAACGATTGCAGAAACTGCAGAACCAATCCAACCGCCTACCTTACTAAAGATATTCAAGCCAATCATTGCACCCTTAGCAAGTTTTGAACTTCCAGACAAGAATGTTAATGCCGAGCTAGCAGCTTGAGAACCTTTAGCGATACCACTTAAAATCTTTGCAACTCTTGCAAAGCTTGCTAAACCGCCAAAAACAGCCTTGATTGCGCCTACTCCTTTGCTCAATCCAATTAAAGCATTTGCCAATAATTTTGTTGACCTTTGTGCCACTTTAAAGCCGATAAACGCTGTAGCAATCGCTCTTATCTGTTCTGGACTTAGACTTTGAACTATTTTAGCAAAAGCTTGTAATGCCTTTGAAACTGCACTCAAGGCTTTCCCAACCTTTTCGCCAAATGAAGCAGTATCTCCTCCAGCAAGTGAAGAAAATACTTTCTTAACTGCCTCCCAAACTTCGCTCAATGCCTGTTTAAAATCAGAAATCGCACTTGTATTTGTGAAACCTTTCCAAAATTCCTTAATTTTAGCAACGGCTGAACCCACGAATGATGTTATTTTTCCGATAACCGCTTCAAAGTCTATCTTGCTTAAAAAGCCTTCTAGATTTGTTGCTAGTTTATTGAAATCAACCTTATCAATCTGATTCATAATCGCTTCTAAAGCCTTGATACCTGCTTTAGACAATGTATCGAAAGCTGGCTTTAGTTTATTTGAAAGTGATTCTTTCAATCCGTCCATAGCCTGGTCAATCGTCTTGTATTGAGTAGCCATATCTTGCATGGATGCCCCAGCGCGTTTAAACGCTTCGGCAAAATCATCTGTTTTAACTTCGCCTGCTTGAATTTTGGTAATCAATTCGTTAAGCGACAATCCCATTTCTTTTGCAACGGCGCTCATCCCTGCTGGAGCTTGTTCCATCATGATACGAAAATCCTGCCATGTAAGTTTCGGCTTAGCTAGTGCCTGAACCATCTGTTGAGACAGGGATTTCATCGCTTGCTTAGGATTTTCGGCGGATGATGCAAGTCCGCCCATTGCCTGAACGAGCTCGTTGCTATCTTGACGACCGATTGAAGCCATCTGTGAGAATGTACTAGCCATGTCCGAAGCTGAGTAAATAGTTTTAGTAGCGTAATCTTGCATAGCCTCTTTAGCTTGATTGATTTGGTCTTTTCCCCAACCTAGCTTACTCAAGTTTCCATCAAACGTATCCCACGCCTTTTTTGAACTATTCAACTCTCCAACCATTTCGCCCATTGTACTTTTGATACTTCCAAAAGCGGATTTAATTGCTGAGCCAACAAGTTCAGCGCCAAGCATTGATTTGAACATCGAACTACTCTTATTTGAAATGTTATCAAATGCGGATGACGACTTTTGAAGTCCGTTGATTGCTTTTTGAAGTCCGTTCAAAGTAGAACTCATTCCCTTATCGACTGCGGTTAATACCGCCTCGACTGAATAAGTTTCTGCCATTATATACCTCCTTCCTTTACGTATTTGCTCTCAGTAAGAGCTCTTTCTCTTTGTCTGAGAGTTGATACTTTTGCTTAGTATCTTTCTTTTTGTAAAAATCACTGTATTTCTTGTATAAAGGAGTTTTTCCGTCCGATTTAGTAGCTTCTACCTGTCTAGTTAACCAAGCAGAACGATGTAAGAGTTCATCTTCATCTTGCTTTCTTAACAACACTCCAGTCATCAACAAGTCATACTCGTACATTGTCATACGACCTATCTCGTTCATGTCAGTAATGTTTAAAAATCGGACACAATTAATAATGATTTCCTCGAACGTTTCTAAAGATGATTTCTCAATTATTTCTTCTTGAGACCTTGGTTCATCTCCGACAGCAAAGACTTACCCGCATTCGACTCACTCAATTCTTGAAGTACATCATCAAACAATCGTTCTAGATCTTCGCACTCTTCAACGTAAGTTTCAACTTCCGATAATGAAGGGCGTGGGCTTTCTGTAACTGTTCCGTAGTAGATAATATCAGCTAATGATGCGATATTCTTAGCGTACAATTCTGGGATTTTGGCAGATAGAGCCATTCCGAATTTTAAACCTTGTTGTTCGATTGGATAAGCTTTATCAAGCGCACGAACGAATTTCACTCCGAATTTAATGTTGTAAGTTTTATCATTGATTTTTAATTGCATTGTTATTTCTCCTTTTTCTAAAAAATACAATAAAAAAGAGAGGCGTTAACCTCTCTTAATTTCTAACCACCGATACCAGGTGTACCTGTTACAGGACTAGCTGGACTAGCTGTTCCTTTAGTTGTATCAGCAAACTCGTACTGAACTACTTCAGCTTGACTAGTGTTTAAAGTTGCATAACCTTTAACACCAGTACCATTTACTGCGAACTCAAGTTCCAACTCGATTAAATCTTCTGCGTTTTTAGTTTTCTTGAACGATGTTAAGTAACCTTGGTAATATACTGCCTCGTATTTGTTACCTTGTTTTTTAGCATTCTTTTCAATTTCCCAAACTTCAACAAGTTCGCCTTTGTCCATAGCTGTTTCTAATTTAGCAACAAGTTCATCGTCTTCCGCCATGATTGTAGTAGCAGTGATTGAAACCTCAATACCACCTACAGATTGTAATACTCCGTCTTTCGTTTTGACTGAGTTAGCGTCACGGCTCTTTTCTGTTGAGTGTTCAGTTTGGAATGCTAGTTTAGCACCGTCCGCTTTGCTTGCTTCACTTAACAAGCGAAATAATAGGATACTATCAATCCCTTTTTTTGCAATTGGCATATTTTAACCTCTTTCCTTATAAAATTGTAAATACTAAGCGAACACGACCACGTTTTAGCGGTTCGATTGTCGTGTTATCATCGAAAATCGATATTGTAGATTGTGAAACATTCAAGGCTACATAATAGCCGTCCGCCTTAACAATCTTCATCGATTCTGCTAGGATACTCGAACACATATCCGATACTTGTTTACGTTTTTTACGGGTACTCCACACCGATAAGACCAGTTCGACTGTACCTTTCACGTCCGTTTTGTTTGGAACGAGTATTGACGTCGTATCTTCAAACTCCACGAACGGATAAGGAACATCGTCGTCTGGTTTGTAATCGTATGTTTTATAACCCAAAAAAAGACAACGTTTAAATACGCTGTCGAAAATTGCTTGCTCTCTTGATTTCATTTAACCAACCTCTCCAAATCGTCTTTAAATAGTTTTTTCTGTTCGTCAAAAGCTGGTTTGATAAACGGTTGTGCGCTCATTTTGCGAGTACCTAACTCAACATAAGCAGCGTAACTAGTGCCTGGTGCAACTTTATATTTAAATCTACCGACCTTGCTACTGTTGACAGAAATAGAACGCTTAGTCGCCCCTGTCGGTTTGACAAAATGCCTACTTTTTCCTCTACCTTCATAATGACCTCTAAACTTGGAAGCGTTAGTAACTGCTTTTTTCTGCATTTCAGCACCGTGTTTCTCAACGATGCGCTCAACCTCTTCCATCTTAGCGACTCTTTGAAGTTTAGTTTGAAGTTTTTCAAGGCCTTTTAATTCAAATTGTAAGCTACCCAACTGAATTATCCTTTTCTAAATAGAATACTCTTCCAGACTGTTTGTCCGCTCTGCTTTTATAGCGTTCTTTTCGATAAATGAGATAAGTAAATGATACTTTAGGTGCATTTTGGAAATAAACCACTTTTGAACCTCGTTTATACTCTCCGAAAACTGCGACTTGTTTATCAACGCCCAAGTCCATAACGTGGACTGGGACAATCAATCTTTCGCCTTCATTAGAAGTATATTCGCCCGTTTCTGGATTGTACTCTTCTTGTTGATTAGTGATAATTTCCACTCTTTCGTTATATCTCATAGCATCTTAAACCCCGCATTGAATGTTTTCGAGCAAACTCGCTTAATCACGCTGTCATATTCTTTGAAATCATCGGAATCAAACCTCATAGAGGTGCCTTCGAGGGATTGACTACTCATTCCCTCAGCACCAATTCTGTTAAACCGTTTAATAATGACCTCGGTAATAATATACTCGAGGCCTTCTGGGACATCATCCACGCCTGCGTATGCTAAAAAGTTAGCAGTCGTCAACTTTGCTATCGTTGTCAGTAACTTATCTTGAAGATTGTCTTCAATACCTAGCAATATTTTTGCTTGAGCGATATTTTCCATGTTATCCCTCCAATAATACTGCGATAAGTTCCTCTTTGCTTAGTGTTGAATAGCCTTTGATTTCACGTTCTCTTGCAATATCTCTTAACTCGTTAACTGTTAAGTCGTTGTAAGTGATAATCTCAGACTCAGCAGGCTTTTCTGGATAATGTCGTCGTAACAACATACCCATTAAGCATTACCTCCAAATTTAACGACTTTTGTCGGGTCGTATAAGTACACGCCGTAATGCTCATCGCCAGTAATAACTGTAGTTTTCTTTAAGATATCACGGTCTTTTTCGATTTCTACATCACGTTTAAGGTTGATAACGAATGCTCCGTATTTAGCAACATCGTCTGTATCTGTGTCAACAGCTGAAACCTTAACAAGGAATCCTTTGCCTTTATCTACTTTCTTAGATCGTACAATTTGAACGCCGTGTGTTTCACCAAAAGTTCCAGAAACAACAATATTTGCACCAATTTCTGAACCACGAACCCACTCTTTAACAGTGTCTTTTCGTAAGGCGATAGCATCTTCAGGATTGATAAGCGCAACATAGCGCGCGTCTTCTTCGTCCGTGAAAACTGCTAAGGCTTTATCAAGTGCATCACCAGTTGTAGGTGCTTCGGTAACAAATTGAGTAGCTTTCTTAGCTTCTGCAACTAAGTCATTATCTACTTTGTTAGCAATAGCTAAAGCGATTTGATGAGTCGCTTGACCGATAGGGTCACCAATACCTGAAAGAACAGCTTCGTCTGTTAATTCAATACCTTTTCCAGCTTTTTTGATTGTCATAGTAGTTTTAGCAGTAGTTAATTGGTCAGGTACGATTGCTTCGCCTTCCGCAATATCTTTAGCGTCTCCAGAGTATACCCACTTTGGAACTGTAACAGTGTTTCCTGGTTGTCCAACAAGCTTACGCTCAACGTAAGCAAGCGGTGTAAATTTAATCATTTTTGGTAATTTAGCTGAAATCATGTCAGCCATAACTTCAGGGTTTACTAATTGTTCAATTTTAGTTTGTGTCATTTATTCATTATCCTTTCAATTTATGATATAGTTCGGGGTTATTTTGCAGTAATTCGTTTCTACTTCGATATCCCATCTTGTTAAATTGTTCTTTGGTAATTTCTCCTGCGGATGTATCTTCCATCTTCTTAGGTGTCTTACCTTTTAATTTTTCGCCAACTTTTTTATCGGCAAGTTCATTCACCAAAGCTACAAAGCTCTCTACAGCCTCCTGCGTGCTCTCTGCGGTATCTTTGACAACAATACTTAGGATTTTATCGTCCACTACAATACCGCCCTCAGATAGCATTTTTGAGGCTTCTCGCTCAAGCCCGCTTCGATTGATTTTAGCTTCAAGTTCAGCAATGTATGCTCTTTGTTTTTCTTGCTCATACTCTGCTTTCTGAATCTCGTTCATCTTACGTAACTTTTCAGCTTCATCCATCTTAGCTTGATACTCTTTTTCAGCAGAGCGCTTGGCCTTAGCTTTCTCTTTCTGAATGATTTCATCAAGCTGTGACTGTGTGAATGTTTTTTCTGTAGTTTTTTCCTCTTCTTGACCGCTAGCTTGTTCAATTTCAGGTTCAACTACAGGTTCTTTAATTTCTTCTGCCATTTTAGGCCCTCCTTTTTAAGTCCAGAGTGGACTGATTATCCTTAGCTTTTAACGTCTTCAAAGTTTGGACAATAAAAAAACCGTACGGGATTCCATACGGTTAGATTATTTTTTGATTACTTCAATCATCGCTTTTACAACTGCTATGATAACTAGCATTAAAAACGAAAATACCAACCACCCTAAAGCAATTGATACTAAATCCCAAATAAACATCTTTTACTCCTTTTCTGAGCGCTAAATAGCACTTAAATCTATTCTTCTAGTTACTACTTCATCACTACTTGAGCGCTTTGAGTCAAAATGCGGAACCGTCGTACATCGACAGTTAGGATGAAATGGCGGTGCGTTCAATGCTGGAACTAACTCGGATACTTTAAAAATCTTTCCGTCGAACGGTTGACAAATCGGACACGCTTTTAATTCGGTCATAACTTCAAACCATTCAGCACCATTAG